GGCGATCTCCACGCGGCTGAACAGCCTCGGCGTCCCGACCAACTCCGGCAGCCTCTGGCGCGCGGACTCTGTGCTGGATATCCTGCGCAATCCGGCAAATGCGGGCTGGATCAAATCCGGTGGCCGACCGGAGACGAAGCGCATTGTCGACGGCGCTGTCGTCGTCAGTCGCCCTCGCACCCGGCAGGAGGATCTGAAGCTTTATAAAGGGCTGCACGACGGCCTGATCTCGCAGGAGCAGTACGACAAGGCCGTCGCTCTGAGCTATTCCAGCGCCAGCCCGCGCGGCAAGGGCGCATGGGGGACCGTGACGAGCCTCGCCGGGCTCGTCCGCTGCGACCAGTGCGGCCGCGTGATGGTTCGCCGTCCGTCGTCCGGCAACCGCCGCGATACGCTCCTTTGTCCCTCCTACGGCTGCACGACCGTCAGCGCGTGGTATGATGATGTGGAAGACGCCGTGCTGGATGCTCTGCGTGGCTGGCTGCGCGAGCTGGAGCTCGGTGAGGCCGCTGCGCCAGATGACACGCCCATGCGCACCGCGCTCGAGTCCTCGATCGCCGCCGACCGCAAGCAGCTTGCCAAGCTGGAGGCGCAGGAGGCCCGCGCGTATGAGCTGGTCGAGACCGGCATCTATACGCCGGAGATCTTCTTGCAGCGCTCGCAGGCGCTCGCCGCTGACAAGCAGGTCATCGTCGACCGCATCGAGGCAAGCCAGACCACGATCCATGAGCTGGCCCGTGCCAGACAGGCCCGCGCCCGTCTGGCCCCCGCCGTCCGCCGCGTCCTCGAGACCTACCCGCTCGCCGCATCCCCGCAGGAGAAAAACGCCCTCCTGAAAACTGTCCTGCAGAAGGTCCTCTACCATAAGCAGACCAAATCCTACACCAAATCCGGCAGCGACATGCACGTCACCCTCTATCCCCTCGCGGATTGATGATTATACATTTATTCGGTACGCATGAATGAATCCCATCTAAATATAGATTCTATAGCAAGCTGAAATCCCTCCTGGTGACAGGAGGGATTTCTTTATTTTGCGATATGCTCATAATACGCCATGAGCTTCTGTTCCGGCCCCGGGCCGTCTTTATCGAGCAGAAACGCTTTTGCCAGCGCGGCGTAGAACTCCGGGCGGTTGAGTCCGAACTCTACGGCGACGGGGTAGTAATCCGAGTACATCATGTTCATGGTTACGCCCCACGCCCAGCGCGGGACCACAGGCGCCTGAATGCCCATGCTCTCGGCCACGGCCGTCGTCTGTTCCATCGTCCAGTGCGGGCCGGTCGAGCCGTCGGCGTTCTTCATGCGGGCCTTCCACGCTTTTGCGTCGTCCTCGGTAAATTCCATCATTTTCGTGGACTCACGAAAATGGTCGTCACCTAGCTTATGCAGCGCGCAGATAGTATCCGCATACACCATAACTTCCTCCGCGCGCCCCAGCGTCACCGGACGTTCCATGATCTCATGCAACTCCTTATGGAGTTTTTCAATATATTCCTGCATATCATGCCTCCTGAATGTACTTGTATAGACTGTCAATATCGTCCGCAACAAAAGTTAGTTTGCCGATAAACGGAATCCTTATCGGGAGTTTTCGTCCATCGAGCCGAGGTCTTGCCTTATTATAGAGCCTGTCAATGTCAATATCCCCGTGCTCATCCATAATTTGCATTGCTTTGACCCACGGGTTATCTCTCAGTACAAGCAGTTGCTCTTTGCTGCCGTCTGCCAGCAAAGACAACCCAACGCCTGCCACAAAGGACCGCACCTCGTCCATATGTGGGGATGCTACTGTATCAAAAAAGCGCAAAATTCCGCGCATGGCCTGATCTATCGTCACTGTCATTGCAGTTTCCCTCCTTTAAGGATGGGGCGGCGATTGCCGCCCCGTTTGCTTATTTGTTGCAGCAGCGCTGGATCGGGTTGTAGAGCGTCTGCGCCGTGGTCGCGGTGCCCGTGGTGACGTCGGCGACCTGCTTTGGATAAAAGGTCGCGTTGACGTATGTGACAATGGAGTTATCACCGCAGCAGCGGCGCTCGGCCTCCATCTTGACCGCGTCAAGCGCTTCCTTGCGGACAGACTCGACGTCCTGCTTGACCAGCGTGAAGCTGTCCTCGGTGCGCTGGTTGTGGACGGCCTGCTTGCACAGCGCCTCGTGGACGTCCTTGAGCTGCCTGTCGATATAACCGTACACCTCCAGCATCTTGCCATCGTTGTACGTGTTGGCCTTGAGCAGCGCGATCTCGCTGTCCTTCGCGGCCAGCTTCTGCTCCCGTTCAAGATCGTAGCGCATGACCGGCATGTTCTCGCTGCACGTCGGCTCCTGCTGCCGTGCGGCGAGCATGGCGGCGACCGTCATGGCAGGCGTGACCGCCGCAGCGATGTCAGCGGCTTCCGATCTCTTGTTCTGGTTGAGTCCGCCCAGCAGATTGCCGAGCCCGCCGTTTGCCAAACTCATCGCGGCGCCGCCGATGCCAAAGCCCAGCGCAGTCCCCGCGAGTCCCTTACTTGCGTATTCCATAGAAAATCCTCCGGTAAAAGTAGTAAGCTGGCCAGCTCCTACTCTCATTCTGCCGCTTCCCCGGTTTTTATGGGGGACATTTCCGGGACATCTGTGTACCATTTGTGGGACATGCTTTTCTCTTAAAAATTTTCCCAGTACCCCTCTTGACTTCTACACTTTTTTGAGTTTATACTATGGGTGCGGAGAGATCCGCGAAAGAATCCTGAAATCTGGCACCGCACGATCCGCGGCACAACCATTTCAGGAATCTACAGAGATTGAACGTCGCCGTTCATCATCTGCCCATGAAAGCGGAGATCCCTTGCCGTTAAATAGGGAGCTAAAAAAGCGGAAATCCCTTGCCGTCAAGTAGGGAGCCAAAAAAGCGGAAATCCCTTGCCGTTAAGTAGGGGCTTAAAAAATCATGGGCAACTAAAAGCGAGACTTCTGCAGTCTCGCTTTTTCTTTCCCGGAAAGGTCGAATCTTGGAGAATCTTTTTATCTGCCACATCAGTGAGCGCTATATTTCCTTCCTCCATTCCCGTGACTTCCGTGTCCCGTTCAACAAGGGCCAGCGTCGCCCCTATGTCGGCGTTGTTCTCACTGTCGGGAGCTTCCGTTACTTCGTCCCCATGGAATCCCCGAAGCCAAACCATGCCAATCTAAAGCCCGGCAAGCACATTCTGAAGCTTGACGGTGGCCGCCTCGGTCTTCTCGGTTTCAACAACATGGTCCCTGTCCCTGATTCTGCGATCCTTGAATACGACATTTCCGCAGAGCCGGATGTGAAGTATCGCAACCTTCTCCTGAACCAGATCGAGCATTGCAACCGTCAGAAGCTTGCCATTCTGGATCATGCCAATCGTACATACTACGATGTCGTCAATGGAAAGAGCAGCTTCATCTGTAAGATCTCCTGCGACTTCCGCGCGCTGGAGCGCGCATGCAGATCGTATAACCCGAACTATCGTCCAAAAGCCAATCCCGGAACATAGAAAAAGCGCCATGAGTCGTTGCTCATGGCGCTTTCTCTTTGTCCGTTTTCCCTACCAGACGGCGGGCGGTGTTGTAGATGTGCGGCAGGCGGCGGGAGATGGTTTTGCGGTCGACGCCGATCTCGGCGGCCGCGTCCAGCTGCGGGAGCCTGCGCACGATATAAAGCTTCACGATCTGCTGATCGATCTGATCCAGTATGCCCTCGTCAGTGACGCGCTCCCAGTCGCTGCGCGTGAGGTGTTCCAGCTCCTTCGGCAGAGCCAGCCGCGCAGTTATGCTTTCGTCACTCCCTTCGGCCCGCCGCCCGGGCGGGTCAGCGGTCAAAGACGCCGGTGCGGTCCAGGATGACGAGCATGCGGACGTTGTCCTCGCTCAGATCGAGCGTCAGGTCTTCGCCCGTGCCGCCCTTTCCTTTAAGCAGGCCCTTGCTGACCAGCTTGTCCAGCGTCTGGCGGTACGTCTGGTTGTCGACGTCCCGCAGCTTTTCGTATCTCATGGCTGTTTCCTCCTGCAGTCTTGCCTTGAATTCCTGCCACTGGCGGTCGCCGGAGGTCCCGTAGTAGATGTTGTGCGCCGGTCCGACAAACGGGGCCGGGCAGATCTTTCCGGTGACGTCATAGTGGCGGATGACGTTCTCCAGCGGGATGTTGTACTGCCGCATGAGCTTTGCGGTGAGCCATACGGCGTTTTCGATGACGCGGCGGTCAAAATACCAGTCCTTGTCGTTCGCGTTCAGGCGGCTGCTGTCGAGCTTCTGCGGGCGCAGCTCAATGCCGATGGAGTTGCAGTTGCGGCACTTCGGATGCCGGTAGTGCAGGCCGCCCACGGCCCCGCAGTGCCACGCCATGTCGGTATCCGGCACGCAGTGGTAGATGACGTCCTTCTCATCCACGCAGTAATGCGCGGACGCCTGCGCCTCCGGGGCCTTGAACCACTCCGACGCGCCATAGGCGCTGGAAATGGCCCCGAAGAAGTGGATGACCAGATACTGCGGCTTATTGCCGCCCCGGTAGATGTTGACGCTTGTGAAATTGTCTACGATCTGCGGCGGCATGGTCTTCATTCCTCCTTGACCTCCGGCAGGCCCGCGACGCTCGTCAGCAGGGACAGGATGCCCGCCAGCGCCGAGGCCGAGGCGACGGCGATCCAGTTCACTTCGGACAGGATCGCGCTCGTGCCGATAGTTGCGACTGCCGTCTGGCATACCGTTTTCAGTGCGCGGATCCCCGCGGCTTTCCACCATTTTGCGTTCATAAGTATTTTTCTCCTTTCAAATTTCGCGCCTCGCGGCGTGTGTTACAGAATTTTGCCCAGCACCCAGCCGATGATGCCCGTGACGAGCGCGGTCAAAACGATCTTGACCAGCGCGTCCCAGTTCTTGCCCGGGCGGGCGGTGAGGTTGTTGACGCTCGTCTGCATACTGTCGATCTTGTCGTCAAGCGTCTTCATGTGCTCGGCCATGACGGCGACGGCCTCGGCCAGCTTGGCCACGGCGTCGGTCTTCTTCTCGAGGTCCTTGATCCGGCCGGTGTTCCGGTCGACATTGCCGCGGATCTCCGCGACGGCAACGTTCAGATCCTGCAGGTCCATCCCTTATGCTCCTTTCCCGGGGCGTAAAAAAGCCGCCCCGCTGCTTGACAATTGACAGCGGGACGGTATAATGGAGATATAAGGACGCTGCTGCGGCGGTCAGTCCGGAACAGTCAAGTCAAAAAGCTATCGTTGACCGCTCGGGTGCCTCCGGGCGGTCAACAAACTTTCTGGGTGAAAAGCAGCATGATAAGTATTACCATTGCGACTCGCAGCAGGAACCGAAGGGCTTTCGCCCATGGTCTGCTCCCCATCAGCATCACCCCCTTTACAGGGAAGTGACTGACCGCCGTATGCAGCAGCGCCCGCCCCACGAATGGGGCGTATCCATCATATCATACGCTGCAAATTTTGTCTATCTCCGCCGCCCGGAAGGGCGGCTTTTTCACGCTCCGCTCAGAAACACCATGCCGCCGCGATACCGTCCACCTCGGACGCGACGCTCCAGTCCGCCTCACCGTTCCATCCCGTTCTGTCAAAGCAGCTGGTGTTGTTGAGTCTCGGCGAGCGCAAATACCATGCACGGTTTTTCTTCCGGTTGGCCGCCGTCTTGTAATACTCGTACTGCGTGCCCTCGCCCGCATAGGAGTATGTCCGCGTGCCCTGGACCTCGATCTCCGACAGCAGGAACAGCGTGTCCTCCGTCGTGTCGATGGCCGAGCTCGCGCCGCCTGCCGTGGTCTTCTTTGTCACGGCCTTTAGCGCGGCCACGACCTCCGCCGGCATCACCTTCTTCAGCGCCGGGAACGCATTGGACGTCCGCACCAGGCAGTTCTTCCAGCCGCAGCTGTTATCCTCTGCGCCGTTCATCTTATACTGCGTCGCGTAGGTCGTGTGCATCTGGAATGTCAGCGGAGCCTTGCCCGAGCCGTCGGCATAATCGTCGTGGTTCTTGCCGATGATGTCGATCGCGTAGGTCTTGTTGTTGATCGTCATGTTGCAGCTGTCGCCGACGTTCCATGTGTTGGGAACTTGTTTCTCTTGACAGGCCTTAATAATTGCAGCCCAGCTGTTATTTCCGAACACGGGGTCGATCATGGCCAAATCGACATTAGCTGTCCCAACCACAACATCTGCCGTCTTTGTTGTGCTTGCTGTCGCTGCTGTTACCGTCCATGTTCCAACCTCATCGACTATCAACGTGCAGTTTCCACTCGCATCTGCCGTCCCGGAAGCCGTCTTGCTCCCCTTCGTGGCCGTGACGGTCGCACCCGCGCTGGTCGTGACGACGATCTGCAAGTCGGGCGCGCCCTCGATGGCCTGCACCGCGCTCACGAACCCGTCCGGGAACGCAAGCTGTGCGGACGTGCCGCCCTTCGTGCGGATGGCGTCCGCAACCGCCGTCAGGTCAGTTGTATTTGTCAAATATTCAGCCATTAAAAGTTCACCCCATTTGCATCTGCTATTGCAACAGCTGTCCATGCCCCATTTACTACTCGTAGGAATTTTCCATTGTCCGAAGCCGTGACAGACGGCACTTCGCGAACCGTGACAGCTCCGGTTTTCCCGTTCACGCTCGTCACGGGCGCTTCCGTTAGATAGTCCGTGCCCGCCACGGCCACCGCCCACGCCGTCGGCTTCCCGCTGGCGTCCACCGCCTTGACCTTGATCAGGTCCCCGACGGCCGCGCCGGAGGCGAGAATTACATCTTGCTTGCCAGACAGGTCGACCATGCCCGCAGCCTGTGAAGCAATCTCCTGCTTGTCGGCGTCGGTAAAATAATCTGTTCCCTTTACCGGCGTCGCGCCCGTGGGCCCTTGCGGCCCGGTTTGGCCTTGTGGCCCAGTCTCGCCTTGCGGCCCGGTCGGGCCCTGTGGGCCCGTCTCGCCCTGCGGACCCGCTGGCCCCTGCGGGCCAGTCTTGCCCGGCTCTCCCTTCTCGCCGGGGTCGCCTTTGTCGCCCTGCTCCCCCTTCTCGCCGCGCGACGGCTTCCCGGTGTCGTTCTCGCCCAGATACCAGTTTCCATTCGTGCCGATCGTTGGCGTCACGCCATTTGCGCCTGGCGCGCCGTTGTCTCCGGCCGGACCCGTTGGCCCCTGAGGCCCCGTCTCACCCTGCGGACCCGTAGGTCCTTGCGGTCCAGTCTCGCCCGGTTCGCCCTTCGGCCCCTGTTCGCCCGGATCTCCCTTGTCGCCCTTTGCGCCCTGCAGCGGCCCGTTGTTGATCCACGCATTCGTCACGCCGTCGTAGATGTAAATGTCATAAGGTGCAGCCGCGCCCACGCCGTAGGCGTCTCCTACCTCCGGATTCTTGACCGACGCCTGCAGCGCGGAGACCGAGCCGTAATATCCCTTGACTACAAAACCGGAGCCGGTTTCTCCCTTCGGCCCCTGCGGACCTGCCGGGCCGGTCTGGCCGGTCTCACCCTGCGGGCCGGTCTGGCCCGGGTCTCCCTTCGGGCCGGTCGCACCGGTCTCGCCTTTGTCGCCCTTTTCGCCGGGGTCACCCTTGGGGCCTGTCTCGCCCTTTGGCCCCTGTGAGCCGGTTTCTCCCTTCGGCCCCTGTGCACCAGTCTCGCCCTTCGCGCCGGTGTCTCCCTTCTCACCCTTGACGGTCTCGACGTCAAAATCAAATTCCTTACCGTCCGACAGCTTCATCGTATAGGTTGCTGTCGTCCCGCTCTGCGATTTCTTCGTGATCGACGTAATGCTCGCGCCCGCCTCGCCGGTCTCGCCCTGTGCGCCGGCAGGTCCGGTCTGCCCCTGCGGCCCCGCCGGTCCCGTCTCGCCCTTCGGCCCCTGCGGGCCCATGACCGAGCCAAGATCGATCACGCTGCCGTCCGTCAGCGTGAACACCAGCCTCCCCGCGTCCGTAACCTCCACGGCCTTTACCCCGCGGGAGATCAGTCCGCCGATCGTCACTGTGATCTGATTCGGAATTTCTACCCTCATACCTGCTCCTTACTCCACGAATGCCCGATTCCCGCTCGCCAGCGTCGTCTTGTCGCCGTGCGTGTACCGGATATCGTAGGTGTACTTTCCCTTCGTGAATTTTGCCGTGACCGTCGCGTCGAAGTTCAGCGTGACCTGGTCATTCTCCACCTTCGCAAAGCTGAACGTGTGGACGGTCTGCCGCGTATCGTCCAGAAACACGACCGCCATGCTGTCCGTCGTCCCGATCGTGACGGCCTCGCCGTCCTGGTCCTTCAGGTCGAACCGCAGCACGATCGAGAACGTGTCTCCCTCGTACCATCGCAGCACCCCTTTGTCGATCCTCGGGCTCGGATAAGCCCCCGGAATTGGCGTCGCCATACCGCATCCCTCCTTTTTATCCAGTGTATCAGACCCCCGCGCCGGATTCACCCCACGCGCAGCAAAGCCGGGGCTTTCGCCCCGGCCCGCGGTTACTTGTACGGATTGTTTTCTTCTTTCCAGCTCGTCCCCATGGCCGCCCAGAGCGCGGCCTTCTGCGCCTTTGTCAGGTTCAGCCCATCCAGCACGGTCTGGATCCGTTCCTGTGAAACTGTCTGCGTTCCGAACTGCTTGAAGTACGTCTGCTTGTACTGCATGTAGGCGTCATAGCCGACGCCGTCCGCTGCCAGCGCGTCCATCTTCGCCTGCTCCTCGTCAGACGCCATGACGGAATAATAATATGCTGTCTTCGCGTTCTGTGGGATGTCGTAGGCGTACAGCATGGCGAGCTTTGCATTCTTGTCGTCGACCTTCTTCATGGCGGTCACGAATGCGTAGCTTTCTCTCTGGTCGGTTCCTCCCTCTGTCATGTCCTGATAGGCGGCAGTCTCCTTCGCGGACAGCGACTTGAACCCGCTCTCCACCCAGCTCTGCGCTTCTTCCGTCGCCGTCTTGCCGAACAGCAGCGCCTGTGCCCAGCTCTTCGCCCGGTCTGCGGGATTGTCGTTATACACGGGATACTGTAAGATATCGCGCCCCTCGTTGTCTACCGTGTAGCTGCCGCCTCGAGCTGCCGCCGTCGCGCCCTGATACGCCTTGCGGATCTGTCCGCCGCCGAACGGCGTCGCCAGATACAGGCCCGGTTTCAGAAGCTCGTTTCCGATGGTCTGTGCCTTCTTCGCAGGCGCCATGTCCTCGTTCTTTGCCAGCAGCGCCTTCTCGATGTTTCCGAGGTTCGGGATGGCCGACGCCACGGCGATCCTGCCGCTGTCAATGTCCAGCCCCAGCGCCTCATCCATGCCGAGGATCGTCAACGCCTGCGTGCCCGGGAACTCAGAAATGATGTTCCCCTCAAGGTTCTTGATCGCCTGATACGTGCCCGGCTTCTCCTTCGTGAAGTCCCATTTCCCGGATACCGCCGCCTGCACCGTGTTCGGCAGCTGATACCCCGTGAAATCTCCGACCGTATCATTGATGATATCCAGCGGATCCAGCGCCGCGCGCCTGCCCACAATGCTCTCATAGAATTCATTGTAGATCCACGCGCCGATGAGGAATTTGAACATGGCCTTGGCTAGTGCCGCCACGCCCTTCTTCCGCTCCTCCTGCGCCATGTCCTTGAAGATCCAGCTGAGCTCATTGTTTACCTCCAGCTGGAACTGCGTGAACAGCTTCACCAGCGGGTTCCGTGCAGAGTACAGCGTCGGCGTCGAGCCTTTGCTGCGGTCTGCCATGACGCCGGAGGCAAACTGGTCCGCCTCCTGCATCGCGCTCGTCTCGCTCATGCCCCGCCGCAGATTCTGGTAATACCGCGCACGGACGACACTTCCCGTCGTAAACGTGTCGATGGATTCCATCAGCCAACCTGCACCGGCGGAGACTTTATCCATCGTCGTCTCGGCCAGCCGCCCGTAACCGCTGCGGTTGTTGATAAACGTCGACACAGAATCCAGCCCGTCAGCGGTCTTGTAGTTTTTCAGCGTATCCCACATGCCGCGCAGCACGTCCGCCGTCGACACCTGGCTCCACGCCTGTGTGATCGGAATGAAGTTCGTGAGCGCCGATCCTACGTTTGCCGCGACCATGTTCGCGCCCACGCGGGACTCGAATTTCTTCATGACGTTGTAGAATCGTCTCCCAAACGTCTTCTCCATGCCCCGGTCGAGCCGCGACTTCTTTCCCGCCAGCAGGTTCGTGTATTCGTCCAGCTCATCCACGAAGTTGGAAAGCCCATACCGTCCTTCCTTCGTCAGGTTCGTCACCTGCTCGTTGGCTTCGTCCGGGTTGAGGAACGGGTTCATCATGATCGCGTCGATCCGCTGTTTCAGCCCTTCGTCCGATGCCCGATACCGGATCTGCGTCGCCAGCGCCCGCAGCCGCTGAATGTCCGCCGTGTGGAAAATCACGTCCGTCGCGACCTCGATATACCGGTCAAAGCCCTGTAGCGCGTCATACGCCGTCGCGTAGCCAAGTCTGTTCTGGATGTTCGCCATGTACCGGATGCCCGGTTTGAAGTTTGCCGTGAGGCCGTTGATCGTCGCCGGCAGCGGCGACACATCGCCCTCGATCCCGGCCGCCCTTGCGAACTTCTGCAGAATGCTGCCGCCTTCCTCGTTCTCCTGGAAGTGTGGGAAATATCCCTGCAGATAATTGACCGGCTCATAGCCGTTCTCAATGCGCACCCGGTTCATATCCTGGAACAGCTTGTCGTAGACCTCATGGAAAACCTTCACGGCTGCCCGCACCTTGCCGAGATCCAGCTTCGGGTTCTGCTTCTCAAATTCCTGAATCGCCGCGTTCCACTCGTCAAACGTCATCCCCCCGCGCCTTTCGACACGCGGATGCTGCTTTAGATAGTCCCGGTTGAATTCCGCCTCGCCCAGCCACTGCACCGCATAGCTCTCGGATACCAGATTTCCCTTCCGTACCTGCCGGTCGAGCTTCAGCGCCTTGATCCTATTCTGCTGCTGCACGAGGTAATTCTTGCGTTTGCTCTCGTTCTCATGGACGGGCCAGAAATACTTGTCGATAAAAGCATTGGCCTTTTCGTCAGAGACCTTGCCCTTCCGCGCGATATCCCGGATATTCCGCTCCATCGTCTCGCGCTGGTACTGGATCCCCATGCTCTTGTCGACCCACTTGACGGCCTCGGCTTCCGTCAGCGCCTGCTCAGCAAAGTCCCGCAGCCCCTGCTTGCGCTGCGCGTTCCATGCCTTGAGCTTTAGCGCCAGCATATCATAGTCAGCCTTTGCCTCGTAGACCTTCAGGATCTGCTGCCCGTTTTCCAGCCCTGCCACATAATCCGGGCTTGTCTCCCCGCGCAGCAGCCGGTTCACGATCTTCTGGTCGGCTTCCGTCAGCAGCGTCTTGCTCTGCGCTTTCTCGACCACTCGCCTTGCGTCCTTCAGCTGCGCCCACATCTGCTTCGTTTCTTCCGCTGTCTGCGGAATAGCAAGCTTTTCTTTGGCCTTGTTCTGCGCGTCCAGATACCGCTGCGCCACGCGCAGCCCGCTCGTCAGCCGGTCGATGGATTCCGTGAAATTTGCCTGCTGCCACTTCTTAAAGCTCGCCGCCTGCGGCCCGTAGTATTCATCCAGCGTCTTCTGCACCTTCTGAATGCCGCGCGCCACATCGTAGATCTGCATCAGCTGATCGCTCGGTGCGGTAATGTCTGCCGGGAACAGCTCCGGCGCCATTTCCCGAAGCTGCTGATACGCCACATCCACCGGCAAACCATCCTTGCTGATCGCCAGTGTTCCCATAGCCGCCTTCCTGAATAGATTGTAGTCTGCGATATCCTGCCGGTCCGTCTCGGAAATGGAGATCTTCTGATCCCTGATGAATTTTTTCAGGTCCCCGTACTGCTCGATATACTGCTGATCCTCCTCCACGCCCGCCTTGTAGGCCGTTTCAAAGAGGTCATTCAGCTTCGCCCGGTCAAGCTGCCCGTCCGTAAAGAACGACCGCAGCGCCTCCTCGGCCATCGGCCGCAGCACGTCCCGCTTCGCCTGCCCCGGCACGCTCAGATTCTCCGCCAGCTCATTCACCAGCCGGCTTTCCAGCCGCCGCACATACTTCGCCGCCTTCTCCCCCATCAGATCCCGATACCGCCCGTCCTGCGAAGAATACCGGATATCCGGGTTTGTCTTGTCGAACGTCCCGATGTTATCCGTAGCGGATTTGATCTGTGCGGAATCAAATACAACATAGAATTTGTCGTAAGCCAGATCTTCTTTGCTTCCATCATATTCAAAAATTACGCCGTCGTGCCCATGTTCTTTGGCGTAGCGAATAGACGGTGCTTCTGCAATGTTATCCGTAAATTGTTTCGGGGACAGTTTCACCGTGTACGGATTCTTCATCTTGAGATAGGCTTCAATGATACGGTTTCCCCCGCGTTCATCTGCCATGCTCTCTGCATAATCCCTGCTTTCACTGAAGAAGTACGCTCCGTTCTCCTGCTGGAAAGTATTAAATTCCGCATTCGTTCCGTGGTACACCACTTTCGGTGTTCCGTCCTCATTGACAACCTTGCTCGCGTTTTCCGGGTGGTTCTGCCAGTCGCCGAACCAACGCTTGAATTGTTGCGATTCCGTTACATTTTTCACGGACATATTGATTTTTGAGTCTAGCTTGCGTACAATACCATCAGAAGAAGCTGCGGCTTTCAGCCGTTCGGGGAATTGGACCCCGGCGCCTAGAAGGTTCACGGCTTCTTTTTTTACATAAAATACGCTGTTTTCTCCTACGTTGAACTGGGCGATCGCTTCATTTACAAGCGCTGTTGTGTTTTTTTCATAGGCGCTCGAAATTGCATTCACGTCCATGCGGACGCCGTTTACCGTCCGCTCCGCCGTTATCGCGATCGGAACCACCATGGAATTTTTCTCTGTTCCCACATCTACCAGTGCAACAATGCTGTGCGTACTCCGAAGCCGTGTGGTCTTCGTGTCCACATCCTTTGCCGCGATTACCATGACCGGGTCGTTCACAAAGTCCATGATGTCAGCCACGACAGATTCGCCAAGGCCATGATAATTTGTTCCTCTGCGCCGTTTCCCGTCTGCAGCCGCCTCACTTGCCGTCTTGGCCATAGAGTACACATGGCCGCCTCCGATCACAAACGGAAGATCCGGCATTCCGAGTTTTTTATACACCTCCGGCGTATATCCAACCAGTAGGGCATCATTTATTTCTTTTTCTCCGTTTAGAATTTCATGTACGTTTTTCTTGTATTGATCTGCAATTTCCTCTTGCGTTCTCGCATGTGCGCTTTCTTTGTTTTCCGCTTTCCCTACGCTGTACTTCGCCGGCGGCGCTCTCGCGCTGCCGGATTTTTTCTGCCACTGGCCGACCTCCATCTTCACGTCCGCGCGCAGCTGGTTCGTGCCGTAGTCCGTGCGGTTCATGCCGGCGTAGGTATCCGCGATGATCTCTTCGACGTAGGCGTCCGTGTCGTCACCGTAGATCCCGGCGTATGCGTCCACGTAGCTCTCGATCATTGCCTTTGTGATCTTTCCCTCAGACAGCAGCCGCTTCTGGATCTTCGCCGCCATCTCCGGCCAGCGCTTGACAAGCAGGTGATACCCCTCGTGCTTCGCCAGCTCGAACGCAGAATACTCCTCGCTGTCCGCCCGGATGAGCACGGAGCCGTCCTCCGTCACGGCAGCGTCCGCATAAAACGTCTTCCCGTCGATCTCCTGCGCCAGCTGCCCGGTGAAGAACCGCGCATTCTGTACGCCCATCGACCGGAAGAACTTTTCCGCCGCCTGGATATCCTCGCTTCTTCCCTCCTGCCCCTTCGGCATGACGCGCACTTTTTGCGTGTTGTCCTTTCCAAAGCCGAGCGTCGAAAGTTCTACTTCATCCCAAGCCTTTGCGAGATTTCTTGCACCCTGCGCTCTCTTTCTTCCGGCGTCAGCTCTTTGCTGCTGCGCTGTGCTTTGGCGAACGCCTCCAGCTTTTCCTTCGGCACGCTGATCAGCCTGCCCGACTTGTCCTTGATCAGTAACCTCGATACTGCCATTGTTTACCCCTTTCTGCCCTGCGGCAAGGCCCGCTCGATAGGCGGCTGCCGCCACGTCCTGATTCATTCCTTCTGCATAGCGCATCGCCCGCTGCTCGCTCGCGCCGAGTCTGCCCTGCTCATAGACCTGTCCGAAGCTCTGCGCATACTGCTCCGCCGGCATGCCCGTCGTATTCCCGTTCAGGAAATACGCCGCCGTCTGCTCGTCGTAGCCCGCTCTCTGGGCCTGCGTCTGCAGATACTGTTCCTCCTGCTGCAGCGCGGCTTCATCGAGCGCCTGCTCCGCGTCCGCCGTCTGCCGCTGGGCATACTGTACCGGATCCAACTCTCCCATGTTCTCTGTCCCCGGAATTGGCGCAAATAAGCTGTCCTGGTCGTACTGCCGCTGCGCCGCCTGCTGTGCCTGCTGAACGGCCTGTACAGACTGTTGTGCGCGGCTCTGTTCCTGCTCCTGCTGATATTGCTGTGCAAGCCTCTGGTTCTCCTGCGCCGTCTCCGCCGCGCTCTTGTAGATCTGGAATGTCTTCTCGTCCGCCTCGGCCTGCGCCTGCTCCTGCCGGGCCTGTTCCTGCAGCTGCTCGAGCCTGGTCAGCGTCTCCGGCACGCGCGGCTCCTGCCCTTCGTCCACTGCCGCCTGCTGCTCCTTCGCCACCTCACGCAGCGTGTTCTCCACGGCCTTCTGCGTCACCTCGCCGCCATCGTCCACGGTCTGCTGCAGTTCCTCGGCCAGCTGGTGCGCCTTCGTGCCCTCTTCCTGCGCCATGCCATAGTCGATGACGTCCTGCACTTCGCCCGCCTCGATGACCGCTCTGGCCGTCTGCGTGACGTTTGCTTCCAAAATCACGCGGTTCACGCCCGCATACGTCCCGGACATGGCAAGGCCGGACAGGCCGCCCGCGAGGAACGAAAGGCTGTCTTCTTTTGCAAAGTCTCCGACCATCGCCGCCAGCGCCTGCGCCGGCGTCCTGCCCTCTGCGATATAATTTGCGTAGGCCGTCATGACCTCGCCCCGGTCATGCTTCGCCACCACGTCATACGCACGGTTTAGCCAGTTGGACGCGATCTCTTCCGCGCCTTCCGACGCGAACGACCGCAGTGCCTTCCTCCACACGGCCTTCCCGCTCAACATGTTCTCGATGATATCGCCCACAGAATACTTTTCCGTGAAGCCCTCGATCGCGCCCTCGACGATACCGTCGACCAGCGCGTCCGCGTTGGACTTGCCGTTCTGGATCCCCTCATAGACCGAATCTGCCGCGACCTGCGAGCCCATCACCCAGTTCATTGTCTCCGCAACCGCGTCCTTCGCGCCAGCCCCGGCCGCACCGCCGACCGTCCCGACGAGCCCCGTCGAGACCGCCATGTTGACCGCGCTGTCCAGCGCCGACGTGCCCGCCTGATAGAGGAACTGCCCCGTCGGGTTCATATTCTGCATCACGCTCTGCCGAATGCCGGAGGACAGGCGCGACGCGTTGTACGCCGGGCTGTAGATGTTCGTCGGCATATCCTCATTTTGATAGCCGCCCGCCCACTTCGGCAATACGCCACGCAGCGATTCCACATTGCCCAGCGCCTTCCCCGGCGCCAGCGCCGCAGAGAACAGCGTCGCCGCAGCTTTCCCCGCGAAGGATCCGCTTCCCATCTCCTGCGCCGCCTGGTCGAGCTTCTGCGCGTTGTCGTAGTCGTCCAGCACCTTCTGCCATTCCGCCAGCCGCTTGAGCGTGTCGTCGCTGTAGCCCTTTTCGTTGAGCGCCGTCTTCGCGTCGTACTTCGCATACGCCCGCACCTGATATCCGTTCAGTTCCTGCCCGCGGTACTGCCGGAGCAGATCCTGGTCTTCCTTACTCAGGTTCCCGATCGCCTCCTGTGCCCGGGCCAGCACGCTCTGGTTGTCGACCGCCGTCTTCCGCGCCTGCAGGTTCTCGATCTCGTTCTGCAGCTGCGTCACGCTCTTCCCATTTTCCGAAAGCCCGGTCCCGGAGAAATGCGTGTTCGCCTGTTCGATCTCCAGCGCCTCAATCTGCTTGTCCAGCTCCTGCGACGTCCGCCGCATCCCGCGCACCTGATCCCGCTGCACGGTCTGCGCCGCTTTTGCACGCCGGTTCTGCGCATCCACGTCCCCCCGCACCTTCTGCGTGGCTGGCGCAAACCGGCCGGCCAGCAGTGCGCTCTGTCCCTGCAGCGCCAGCGTCCCAAGCTTCAGCCCCTGCGCCGCCTCCACGCCGCGCAGATAATTCTGGTACGTGCCGTACTGCGTCTGCATCGCGGAAGACCGTCCGTATTCCTGCTCTGATACCTTCCCGTCGGTCTCCGCCCCCGCATTCTCCGTCTTCTTCTGTCCGCTCGCCCGGCCCTTCAGCGCGGCCCCCGGCTCGATCTGCGCAAGCTCCGCCTCCCGCACGGCGTTCTGGTATGCCATAAACGCTGCATACTGCTTATGCAGCGGATCGTCTACGGTCGTCTGCGTGCTCTGCGCGTTCTTCCCGTAGTCCGGGTTCGGCAAGCCGTACTTGCTCGCGATCTGGATCTGCTTCTGGTTCAGCGTGATTCTTCCGCCGCGATAGGCGGAGGGAGCCTGCTGTGTGCTGGCTCCCTGTCCGCTGCGGATGCTCTCTGCAATCCGCTTTTGTTCCTCTGTCAGTGTGATTCGTCCCATGCTTCCCTCCGTTACCGCTGCCGTAGATACGTCGCGCCGTAGTATTCCAGATACGCCTTGAACGTATTGGACTCCAGCGCATTATAGCCCTTGCTGTTGAGGTAGTTGTCCAGCGTCCGGCTGTCCAGATATACATTCGGGTTCTTTGCCCGGTACGCCTGCGCCGCTTTTGCAAGCGTGTTGTTCTTCTTGTCGCTCAGCTTGGAAGATGAACTGCTTCTCCCACCGCCGCCTCCGCCGCCGGATTTCTTCGCCGCCGCCTGCTCCGCCGCCAGCGCCTGCAGGTAGGCGGCGTTCTCGTTGTTTGCCTTCTGCGCCCAGTAGTCGAGCATCGTCGCCCACTGGCTCTGGTCCAGCGACCGTTCCGAGTTGTACGCGCTCCGCGCATCCGAAAGATCCGAATAATAATCGCTGACCGTATCCCGGTACCGGCCGTAGTCCGTATCTTCCCGGCCCTTCACGAGACTGTACTGGTTATAAAGGTCCGTCCCCTCATCCTGATACCGCTGATATGCCTGCTGCTGCAGCTGCGGCACGATGTCGTTGAGGTTCTGCAGATACGCATTGTACGCCTGCTGGCCCACCTGCTCGCCGTATGTTGAGCCATAGCCGCCCGTGAGTGCCGCTGCCTGCCCCATCGTGTCCTGCATGGCAAGCCGCCCGAGCCGCTGGTATTGCTCCCTGTACTGCTGGTACAGAGGGTCCGTCCCCATGTCATAGCTGAATTTCTTCCGGTTCCGGATCTGGTCATACAGGCTCGTCAGCTCATCGTCCCATCGCGACTGATACGCGCCCGGCTTGCTGGCCTTGACCTGCTCCAGATACGCCTGCGCCGCCTGCACGCTGCCCGACGGCGTGTACCCGCTCTCCAGCCCGTTCAGCTTGCTTCTCGTGTAGTCCGACACGCCGGACATGGTGTAAGGGCTGTTCCTGGTCTGATAGCTGCCGCCGTAGTTCCTCGTCGTCTGGTTCTTGTTCACCAGCTGCGACTGGTAGCTGCCGTCCGCGTTCACGCCCGTGATGCGGTACGTGCCGCCGCCGGTCACGACCTCGTCGCCGGCCGAAAGCCCAGCCGGGGCCCTGCCGCCCGACTCTACTCGATATACGCTCATAGTCTCACCGCCTTAAAGCTTGAAATGTGTCGCGTACTGCTTCGGCATGTACGCCTGGTTGTAGGCGTTGAAGTACCCCTGATAGTAGCTGTTGTACTTCGCCGCCTCGTTCGAATACTTCGTCGTCTCCCCGTTGGCGTCGCAGATCTTCATCCCCAGATACCAGCGGTAGATCTCATCATACGGCCACGGGATCAGAAGCTGGGTCTCTAAGTCCACGTCCTCCCCGTAGCCCGTAAACGGCTCCGGTTCCTTCTCGTGCTCGTGCGTACAGATGATATCCCGGTACACAATCCCGTCCAGCTCCGACAGCCACCGGACCTTATCCGGCGTCTCGTACTGGTTCGACAGTAACCGGTCGACCGTCTCGATCGCTTCCCGAATTTTCATTTTTCCTCCTTACCAAAAGAAGGGGCATTTCTGCCCCTTCCTCTGCTTCATGCCGTCATGGGCATTCACTTGTCAGTTGTCCGCCTGCGCGCGGCGGAAAGCTTCCTCCTCAGCCATCCGCGCGTTCATCAGGACTTCATACACCGGCAGCGGAACCTGCACGTCCTTGCCCTTCGGCACCTGAAACGTCCGGCCGTTCACCGCCACGAAGCGGCTCTGCTCCTCATTTCCCTGCCCGCGGGGCAGGTAGATCGTCTTCATGACGTTCCACACGTCTTCCGGGTTTGCCTGTACAGCCGCCGCAGCGGTCTTCTCAGTTGCCATTGTATGTGCTCCTTTCTCAGTTTGCCTCGTCCGTGCCGGAGTATGTGCCGCAGCTCTCCACGCGGACCATTCGGTCCTCATACAGCAGCTTTGCCGCCATCTCGGCCTTGTAGCCGACGGTAGAAAACTGATCCAGCGGGCCGCCGATCTGTCCCTTGTTCTTAATGATCATCTCAAGATTGCCGCCCTCCGGGTCGATCATCTTGTATGCGTCCTTTCCGAGGAACAGCGTCGCGTACACGCTGTAGTAGACCGTCGTTCCTCCGCTAGACGCTGCAGTCTTGACCGGGCAGGTCGAGTTGTTGAAGATCTTCGCCTCCGTCGTCTCGACAAACCGGACGCCGTGCAGCTCGCCGATCTCACCCGAGAACAGCGGCGTGACGTCTGCGTACTTGTGTGCCTCGACCCATGCTTTCGAGGATCGCAGGTCGTATGCGACCGACGGGTGGATGATGGCGACGTACTTGCCGTCGATCTTCGGAGCCTTCATCTTCTTCAGCGTCGTCACGGCCTTGTTGACCTCGTCCGGCGTCAGCTTCGCCGTCAGGTCGAGGCCCGCACGGCTGGTGACTTCCGTATGCGCGCCGCCCTCTGCGACCTTGTCGCAGTACTGCACGTTCGAGCCTGCCACGACCGCGTCACGCACGCGCTTGTCGATGGACGTGCCGGCGGAAGCGCCGAGTTCTTCGGTCGCACCCAGGATGACGTTATCCAGCGCATGCAGCTCGAGCTGATCGGAAACCGTCACGTACAGGCCGATCTGCTTGAGTGCGCCGGTCATGCTGGTCTGTCCCATCTTCTGGCCGGTCGGGATGACGCCTTCGGTCAGCTCCTCCGCATCCGGCAGCGTGTTCCACTTGCGCCACTCCACGGTCTTGCCGTGGTTGCGCGGCAACAGCTGACGGCCTGCCAGCTGCGCATGCACGAGGTTCGGTCTGGCGTTTTCAAGCAGCTGCGTGTCGTAGAACGTCTTCATTGTCAGCGCCAGCGTGTCGTTGCCGCTGAATGCGGTCGTCTGACCGGTGCCTGCGTTTACGTAGTTGCCGGTCGCGTTGACGAGCGTACCGGCGTCAGCAAAAAACTGAAATCCGACTTTGGATTTAAACATAGCTTCTTATCTCCTTTCTCAGGGGATCACTCGTTCCCCTCTTGCCGCGCGGCGGCGCATGTCCTCCACCTCCGCGCGTGACCAGTGTGTTTTCATCGGGACGTTCTCTCCGCCCGCAGCGCCGGAGCCGATCTCCTGCGGCCTTGCGCCCTGTGCCTGGATGGTCCGCATGACGTTCTCCCGCGCCTGGTTCGCCACCAGCTGCGCCTGTGCCTGTGCGATCTCCTGCTGGTGGATGACCTCATAGGCCGTCTTCGGCGGCACGCCCGCGCCCATGAGCCGCGCAAAATCCGGGTTCTGCATCTCGGTCTCAAAGTCCGCGCCGTACCGCGCCGTCACATCCCGGGCAAAGTCTGCCTGGATCCCGGCGAAGGCTTCTCGCATCTGGTACTCCTGCAGCTGCCGCCGCATGGCCGTATTCTCGGCCCTGCCGGCGTACTCCTTTTTGAGGGCGTCCGCCGACATGCCCTTTTCCATGGCCTCCGCGCTATAAAGCCGCTCGTCAGCGGAAAAGCGCTGTGCCAGTGCCTCGAAGTCCGTCTTCCGCGGGTCCGACGTGTCGATCCCATAGAGCGCGCCCAGCTGGTCAATGATTGGCGCCATCGCCTCGGCCTGCCCCTTGTACTGGTTCAGCCCGCGCACGCGCTGCTTTACGACCTTCTGCACCGCAGAATCAAAGTCCTGCTTGTACCGGCCCCGGATCAAGCTGTCGAACGTTTCTTCCTGTGTGCCCTGTCCCTGAGCGTCGGGGACGTTGGCCGGCTGCTGCTGCACCTGCGCCTGTGCGGCTGCCTCCTGCCCGCTCTGCTGACCGGCGGCGTCAGCTGCGTTCGTCTGAACGCTTACGCCCGTGAATTCGCCTTCCATGCTGTAAATTCCTTTCTGGCGTTTATTCTAAAATCATCGTAGCACAAACTTTTCCCAACTTCACCCCACGCCAGGCATAAATAATCCCGCCAGAACGGGCCGCCGCAATCGTCGGTTCTTATCCCGGCTGCGTGCTTTCTTCCGACTTTTTGCGCGCATTCTCCACGATCTTCGGCTCCTGCTTCTCTCCGGTGTTGATCTCCGGCTTCTCCGCTGCCGCGGCGCTCGCCTGCGGGACTGCCTGTCCGCCCTCCTGCAGGATCTGCTGCGCCAGCCCCTCACCCATGACCGGATCATACCGGTCTGCCAACGCCAGCGTCAGCTGCTGCCACTCGACCAGCCGCTGCTGCAGGTCCGCGTTCTCCTGGACCTTCTGGATGATTGAGTCCTTCCCGTCAAAGTCCATCATGTCGAGCGTTGCAAGCGTCTGGTCCACCATCTGTGGGTTGAAGAACCCCAGCTGGAAGAACTGCAGCGCCAGCTCGTTCTGCGCCATGGACGTGTACTCGCTTGCCTTCTGCGCCGAGACCTCAATGTCGAAGACCGGTTTCCGCAGCCCGTCCGGTTGTCCGTCCTCGCCGTACAGCGCCTGCGGCCGCAGCCCCTGATTGCTGTACTGTACGAACTGCTCCGCGCCCCGCGCTCCAATAATCCGGAACTGCCGCGGCAGTTCATAGAACTGCCGGATGCGCTCAATGACCATCCGGATCATCCGCGCGTATGCCCGGTATGCCGACTTTGTGGAGTCCTTGCTGCTCCGCCCGGACGCCTCCTGCAGCGCTGCAATGGCCGAGGCCGCCGTTACGCCGGAGTTCGTCGCGCCGTTGTTGACGTCCGTATTGCCAAGCGTCCACTTGAGCTCGTCGATCTTGTTCTGCAGAATGGCAATATAATTGCTGTTGAGCATGTTCACCTGGATCGGCTGCAGACTGTCCTGCCCAAGATTCCCATCCACATGCACGAACGGTTTCGTCCAGTCCGCGAACTCCTGCTCATTGACCGACCCGTCCGACCGCTTGAACCACCTTGGCGTCGTCGTCATGATCGCGTTCTTCACGATCGCCTGGTTCATCCGGTCGATCTGC